AACAGGGGTGGGGTATGCCATTAGCGGCCCCCGTTGCGCCGCTCGAACGCCTGTAGCGCGTTGTAAACCGACCGACCGATTTCCACCGGGTCGCCGATACCAGCGTTCACGGTGATAGTGGTGCCTGTGTTTTGCCCGCCTCGAATCTGACGCAGGCTTCCAGCGTTGACCGAAGTAGCCAGCCCGCCGAGTCTGCCGATTGTCGGGGTCGGGTCATACCCCACAAGGCCGCCCAACTGGTTACCAATAATGCCAATCGGTGTTGCGCTAACGACGCGTGACCCCATGTTGATAACGCTCGAGATAGCGTTCAGTTTGTTCACGAGGTCGTTGATTGTCTGTCCGACCTGATTCAACTGGCCGTTCTCGTCATACAGCAGTGTCGTCAGGATAAACTTCAGTTCACGGAACGCCCCGGTCACGCCATCCTTACCGAACGCGTCAGCGATCTGTATGCCGTACTCAGCGAGTTTCTTCAAATACGGCAACAGGGCGTAGCCGAGGGCTTCCTTCAGTTCGTCGACCGTGATGGCGAACCGAGCCATGACACCCTCGTAGGTGTTGGCTTTTTCAAGCGCGGCACCGCTGAACCGTGTCTCGAGGTCTTTCTGAATGTCATTGAAAGACATAGCCTTTAGTTGGGCTTTGTCGTAGCCAAGCCCAAGGCGACCCAACGCCGTGTTGTTACCGTCGTAAGCCTTGCCGAGAGCCTCCACCACCGTTTTTAGCGGCTTAGCCGACGCTGCCGACACGTCGAGCGCGACCCGCAACAGACGCTGTGTCTTTTCAAACGACCCGGTAGAACGGATTAGACGGGCGTAGGCGGGGCGCAACTCATCGTCGGCGACACCCGTCGCCCGTTGCACCGTGTCAATCCACTTCTCCACACTGGCAATCTGCTCATCCGTAGCCTTGGTAGATGCCCTAATCGAGGATGCCAACGCCGTGGCTGCTTTCTCATCCTCGCGCGCCATACGCGCAAAGTCAGCCAGTTTCTGCGCCGCCTGAAACGCCGTGACACCAATAGCCGCCACCGCAGCCGCACCAGTCACCGCCAACGACTTCAAAGCAAACTTGGCTTTAGCGGTCGCCCCATCCAATTGACGGAACGACGCAACGGCTTTCTTGATGCCGTCGCCGTTGAACTGGGTCACGATGGGTATGCCGAGCATTAGTTCAGTTCTTTCTGTACGCGAGCCGTTAGGCGGGCAATGGATTTGCGTAGTTCTGGTTCGAAGTAGCGGCGCGACCTGTAAACAGCGGGTCCGAGGATGCGTGTCCGACCGGGCAACAAGTCACCGAGGGAACGTTCGAGCGGGTTTGGCATACGACGGCCCGCAGTCTCGAAAATGGCTGCGGCTTGATCTTTCTGCACAATGCTGATGATGGCAGTTGCGCGGCGATCCGTGTCGACTTTGACCTGCACCCCACGCTGAGCCTTAGCGACTGTGAACGGGAACAACTGGCGACCGCCCTGCGACCATTTGCGAGCCATACCCGACAAGGGCAGACGGTCATAGCCGCGGCGCACCTCCTCAATAGCGGGGGCGGCAATACGGCGCGAGTCGGCGACGAACTGTTTACGCAGGCCCGGCTCGATCTTGTTTAGGGCGCGGATTGTTTCCCGCACCCCGACAAGGTTCATGTCTGCGTTTACTGGCATTGTCAGTCTTTCAGTTCTTCAGCCACCTTGAGCACTGTTGCCAGTACGTCTAGGTCGTATGGAATGTCGGGAGGCCAATACCCTGTGCGCAGCAGTTGGGTTGCTAATGCGTAGATGTATGAGCCTCGTTGGAAGGGTTTACAGGTTCGTTGTCCACCACTTCGATGTTCTCGAGCCTTTTCACATAGTCGTCAAAGATGGCGGGCACCGGGATGTTGTGCTGTTTACAGCATTCCCACGCCATGAACGCCAAATCCTCAACGCCGATGCCGTCACCGAGTTGTGATGCTTTGCGTTTGAACTTGCGTTCCCACGCCACAACGACACCGAGGTTGGTGGTCACGGTGTAGGCGTTGTCACGCTCGGTCACTGCGAGTGTCAGTTTCATGTGTTTCTCCCTCTGCCTTGGATCAGGTGATGTCGCGTACCCATGTGCCGCCGGTGAAGTTGGCGCTCACGGTTGCCATTTCGCCCACCGTCGAGTTGATCGGGGTAAACGATGCAAGCATGCAGTTTGCGATGGTGTATTCGGGGTTTGAGGCCGATTCGGTCGTTCCCGAAGGGCTGATCACAAGGGTCGTGGTCCCGGTGCCGACGCACGAGTTCAGGATTGCCTCGACTTCGCTAGCGCCGTAGGACAGAAAGAACGTGATGCTCACGTCAACTGTCTGCAGCCCGCCCGCGAACTTGTGGCCGGTGTCGCCGAACGCGGTCACCTCGAGCGAGTCCTGCCCGACAGTCAGTGTCACCTGATTGGCCTGATCGGACAGGTCGGTGGTGGTCACGCCCTGTGTGATGTTGATTGTTGCATTCGACAAAAAGGTTGTCGTCGCCATGTGGTTGTCTCCTTAGTTACGCCGTACAGCGACGGCAACGGTGAGGTCGTAGGTCGGCAGGTCTTGCCCGCCGACGGTGGAAAGACCGGGCCGAAGGTCAGTCACAGCGATGGTGCTGTTCATGATCTGATCGGCAATGGTCATGAGGTAGTCGCCCGCGTCTTGGTTGCCGGGTGGCGGTGCCAAAACGCGGAGGCGGAGTTGAATGTCGCCCACGTTGTAGGTGAACGCATCAACGGTCGGCAGTTCAATCAGAACCGAGAGCGGGCGGGCGTTACGCGGATCGGTGACAGGCACAAGGCCCAACCCCGTCAACGCAGTTTTGACGGCGTTTACAGCGTCAACGAGAATCCCGCTTGCAGCCATTAGGCGACCTGCGCTCGACCGCAGCCGAGCAGTTGCATAATGCGCCCAAGGGTTGCAGACGGTGAAGCCCCCACAGCCATCGAGTCAAACGACGCAAACGAGTCCACAGATCCGCGTTCCCGATACAGGGTCGCGGCATACATGACGGCCCCAAGTTTCACATCTGCGCTGGGCACTGTGGTCATCGAGTCGATGTACCCGGCTTCGCGTCGTTTGCGGTAGCACCAAGCGTTGCTGGCGTTCACACACACCGACACGAACGCTGTGTCGTTGGCGGTTGCCACGTCAATGCCGAGCCATGACAGCACATCGGCTGCGACAATCCACGACACCGACTGGGTGTAGGTGACGGTGCCTGACTCCGACTCGTACGCCACATCTGCGCCGCTGTTGGCGTAGATGATTTGATTGGGGCGGGGCAGGCTGTAGTCAAAAACAAGGTAACCCTCGTCGTCAACGCCGTCAAGGTAGTACGGCTCGGTGCTGTAAACAACTGCGGTTGCGTTGAACCCGGTGAGGGCCACTGCCGAAACAGTGACCGAGTCACCCTGCTGAACTTCGAGGTCGGTGAGGGTCTGAACGGCTGCATAGTTGTCTATGCGGCGCACATGCGTAATTGTTGCGCTTGCCATGTCAGACCCTCTCCCTACCTAGTGACCGTGGATCAGACGAAAGCGGCCTTGACGAACTTGCTCGAGTCGATCATGAGCGCGGCGAAGTAGCCACGGAACGCAATCGTGCGGGACAAGGTCGACGGGCTGTCGATGCTGATGGCACCCTTCTGCTGTTCGTACAACTCGTACCCAGTCGCGTCACCGATGATGAGTGTCTGCGACGGGAAGTTGCGGTCGACGACGACCTGCAAGCCGAAGGCGTTGCCGCCGTATTGGGCGGGACCGAGGTTGCCGTAGGCGTTCATCGGGCCGACCTGCGGGAACAGCGGGCGATCTGCCGTGTCGCTGAGCGCGAGCAGGTCCTGCCAAATGCCGGGGCTGACGAACAGGTGACCGGGAAGGTTGCCGTTTGACGACGACAGGATGGTTGCAGCGGATGCCGCCACCCATGCAGCCCAGTAAGCCGGGTCGGTTGCGGATGTTGCGGTGAAGTTGCTGGTCACCGTCGCGCCCGACGCGAGCGTATCGGCTGCGTAGTTGTCGGTTGCGTTGGCGTAGATGCGGCCCATGTCGTCGAGCACGACCGACAGGATTGCGGGGTCTGTCCAGTCAATGTCGGCCTCAGAGATGTTGACGTAGCCGCCGAAGATTTGCTTGGTGACCTGGTTGTTGAACACGACCATCGTGCCTGCGGTCGGGGACTGCTCCGCGATGGAAGCACCGATGCTGGTGTGCGTGGTGACTTCGGGGCGGATGAACACCTTGCCACCTGCGGGCATTGCACGAACACCGACAGCGTCGACGACTGGGCGGCGACCGATGAAGTTGTTGTAAACGGGCGACACAATCGGTGTCGGAAGAACACCGGGGGTGTCGTTGGTGACGATGTCGGGGGCTGCTGCGCGAACGGCCTCAGACATTGCGCGCCACTGGTCGCCACCCGCAATCGCGGCTGCGAGGTACTCGGTGGCTGTGGGCATCTCGACGTGCTTCTTCGCCTGGGCGAACACGATCGGTGCGGTCGGAACGATTTCAGCCGAAGCCTCAACCGCTGGGGTTTCTTGTGACATGGTTTCCTCCTCAGGAATGTCATTGGGTTGTGGTTCGACAGCCTCTTCACCCTCTTCGGGCTGGGAAGCAGCGATTTCTGTGATGACAGCATCCGCGAACGCGGGCTGTGCAACGAGACTGATTTCGACGAGGTTCGCTTGCGACACGACCATGGTGCCGTTCTTGTCGAACTTGTATTTGACCGGGACAGCACCGACGCTGACCGAGTCATATGCGCCTGCCTTGACCAGTTCGATGGCTTCGTCGGCGGCGCGGGTCTTGGCGAATTTTGCGGTAAACAGCAGACCTTCTTCGGCCTCAACCAGTTCAGTGATTACGCCGCGCAGTTGGGTCAGGTCGTGACCTTCGAGCAGTTTCGGGGCCTTGGCGTTTACATCGAACGCGCCGCGCTTGAACATGACACGCTCGCCACCCGACACGGTTGCGGGGGTGTCCCACGGGACAGCAACCCCGGTGATGGTGCGCGGGGATTCCTCACCCGCCGCAGCGTCAAGGGTGATTGGAACAGATACAAACTCAATCATTTACGGACTCCATTTCACGGTTACGGGAATCATCCTCGGCGATTTCGCCTGCGTAATCCTCCATGTTGAACTCGACATAACGGCCCCGCGGCAGGACATTGTCTGCCGACAGGGTCTGCTCGATCACGTCAAGGTAGATGCGGGCACCGAACAGATACAGGTCCTGGCGAGCCTGCTGTGCGTTCTGATACGTCATCGACGCACCCTCAGTCGGGGCCGACACAAGGTACGCGGGGATGTTGCACAGACGGGCCATTTCGAGCGCCTGATACTTGCGCTGATCCGAGATGACTTCCTGCGGGTTTTGCTTGTATTCGCGGAACTCAACCTGCCGGGACAATGCACCGATGGCGTTCTGTTTACGAGCGTTCGCCCATGCCGAGGCCAACGAGCCGAGATCCTCACCGGACAGGTCCTCGCCGTCAATCTGCTGCAAGTATCCGGGCACTGTCTCGAGTTGTGCGTAACGGTCGGCGGCCTGATCAAGGTAAATGCTGGTGTTGATGGCGCGCGCGCCGACCTTCAGAATGCCTTCGATGGGGCTGATGAACTGAATGACGTTGTTTACGTCGAGCGGTTGCCCGTTGAACTCGAGTTCATCTGACGGCCCGTAAAACTGGGGATAGCCAGACTGCTTAGTGCTTGACATGTTGGCGGCGGGCAGCCAGGTCATGGAAGCGGGGAAACCCTGCGCCCCTCCGCCAGTCGGTGCGTAACGCCGTGTGACGTAGGCGTAGGCGACACCGTAAAAGAAAAGATCACTGAAGATGTTTACGAAGAAGAACGAGCGCGACACCTTGGGGTCGGGGCGTTCCATCCACGGCTCGAGCGGCAAATAGACCTCGCGGTATTCCTCGCTGATTGAGTCCCACACCTTCTGATAGTGCTTCAGCTCGAGCGACCCGATCAGGCCCGCGATCAGGTCACGGCTGCGACTTACCGTCGGGACCGATAACGCCTTAATCTCGTCAGACCCGGTGGTGTAGTACAGGAAGTTGCCGACGTTGGCTGCACCTGCGGCAGCCTTTACGGGTGCACTAGCGAAGTGCACGCCGTCAACCTTGCGTGAGAAAAGACCCATCTGCTAGCAGTATTACACCGTCT